CATCAGCCCATGCCACCCCGGTTTTCTCACCCTGGGTGCGCACGGCATCTCGCAAGGTTTCGATAACACCGGTGTTCCAGGCGCCGTCGGCAGCCGCGCTGATCTCGGACATGCGCTGCGCACCACGCAGTTTTTCGAACTCAAGCGCCTTGTCCTGCATAGCCAACTCATGGCTGCGCTCCCCTTGGCGATCAAACCATTTCAAGACCTCTGGAGCCAGGCGAAAAGCGCCGCCCAGCAAGCCACCCAATAGTGTCTCGATCATTGGGAACCTCCCATCAGGCGCAACTTGATGGCCACACCGACCAGAAGCGCGGCCAGCACACCGGTGGTCAGTACCTTGACCGTGGTTTGCCAGACCGTTCGACGGGCCTCACGCCAGGCATCGATGAGACCCCGCAGGTCACGAATATCACGGGCAGCGTGTCCGTTTTCGAGGCCAAGGCAGGCCAACGCGCGCTCAGCCCCTCGCTCGGCTGCGCGGGTCAGCAACTCGTCGAGGTCCTCCGGGCGCAGGTTCAGGATGTCAGCACTGTGGTTGCTGGTGGATACTTCTGTCATGGGCATCTCCAAAAAGAAAAAGCCCGCACTGGAGTAAACCAGGCGGGCGATTGATGAAACGGGTTATCAGGTGGGTTAGGCTGTTTGCTGCGCTGCAAAGATCGGAATCACGCGCCTTGCTGGAGGCGACTCCACGGTGCTTTTGGCCAGGCCAAAGATGTCCTTGCGCTCTGGCGGTAAATCGCCAGCGATAAAGACCGGCATGCAACCCGTCAGAAACTCAATGGCCGCCGCAAAGAACACCAGGTTGTCCGAATAGGCGGCGTCGCACCCAGCATCCCAAAGCGGCCCTTCCAAAAACATGCACGAACCCTTGCACATTTGAAGCACTGGGCAAGATGAGCAGCCTTGACGCTGGCTCCAGTGCGTGGCGCTTTTCATGCGCACGGCGGACAGATCTGAAAGCTGACCGATCAGATGACTCTGGCCATTCGGAGCCGTGGCAGCGGCGCTCACGTTTTGGCAGGTGACGACATTGCCTTTGAGGTCCACAGCCAGGTTGTTGCTGCGGTCCATACCGCACTTTTGTCCCAGCGCAGAGGCTGGGCGCTGGTAGCGGATGGAATCGATGAAGTCTTGAATCTTCTGGTTGGTGAGGTCAAAGCGACTGGCAAGGCCCGTGCGAAGCTCGCCAAACCCTTGCCTGCGAAACTGTGCATGCTCAGCGGCGGTCTTGAATGTGGCCGCCAGCCCACCTTCATCGTAGGGGTCGATGAAAGCTCCTTCGCCAATCTGAACATCAGCCCCAAAGCGTTCTTGCAGCCACAGTTGCACCGCCGCCCTGCTGGGGTTTTGGCTGCTGATCATCGCGTTGATGCTGATACGGCCCTGCGGATGGAGGCGCGCATACAGATCCATGATGGCGGCGCGCTGCTGCGGGTCGTCCAGCGGGTCTGCGCCGCGTGCATGGTAGCCAGGCCCATCATGGGAGAGCCCGACAACGAAGCCCATGCGGTCCAGCCACTCGTTGATCTCAATACTGAGCAATGAGCCATTGGTGATGATCAGGAACTCAGCGTCAGGGTACAGCACTCTCAGGCGCTCAGCCAAGGGCTTCAAGGTCTTGATATAGACCAGTGGTTCACCGCCCCAAAATTCAATCCGTTCGGGAGCCTGACTTAGGCTGGCGGTCAACTGCTGCAGGAAATCCTCCACATCCTCGGGGTTCGTGCTTTCGGCATGGGGAACAAAGCGCTGGCTGCAGTAGTTGCACTCGTAGTTGCAGGACAAACCGAGGCTGATTTTGAGTGTTTTGATCAGACCTTTTTGGCCAGGCTGACTTACGCTGACGACCGTCGCGTTCTGGAAGGTCTTTGGCTTGACCTGCAATACCGGGGAGAAATCTCCCCAAGTCAGGCTGCTGGTCTGGTTGTCGTACAGCAGTTCGCGCTCTGTGTTATCCGGAGCGATAAGTTTGATCTGAAACTGTGCCATCAGAGTACCTCCATCTCGAGATGAATCTCGACGCTGGGACGTTCTCCCAGATAGACGTGCCCGAAATGCAGCAAGTGGCTCGGAAACACCAGAAGCAAATCCGGCTGCGGATCGACCATGGTCACGCGCTCTTCACCAGGCAGCGCCTTGCTGCCAAAGGGTCCGATCGGGCTTTGCAAAACAAGTGCGCCATCATGCTCGCCGCGCGCATGGTCCGGTTGGGCGTCTCCATCAATCCAGTAAATGGCAGAAAGGTGCGCCGACTCCACATGAGGAGGCACAAAGTCGCCTTTGAACTGAACCAATTCCCTGCCAGTAATGGTTGCGATATCAATGCCAAAAGCCTTGGCTGTTACCGCTTTGATTCGTGCGAACAGGTCTGCAAATGCAGGATCCATGGATTCGAGTGACTCGCGGGTCGAGCGGCTCCAAGGTTTTCTCTTGGAGTTGAGTTCGCCATAGACGGCGAGCGTCTTGTCCTTAAGGACCTGGCGCTCCTCATCCGTCAATGCAAGTTGGGTGCGAAAGACCGGAGTTGGGAAAAGCAGTTGCATCATGCAGCCACCACCGCAATCCGCGCATCCTCTGCGCCTGGAAAATACTTCCAGCCGAACTTCACCCGGATTTCATCACCAGCAGACATGCCTGCCGCCGAGATGGGAACCGAAGCCAAACCATGATACGCACGCACGCGTGTAAAAGGCACCAGCCCACTCACAGCTTCCAGGTAGACAACAGCCTCCCGGTCAAGCAGTTGACCAGCTACATCCTCGATGCGCAATTCGATCAAGGCACTGCCGCCTGCTGCAACACTGGCAGGCGCTTGCACATGAATGAACGGAAACGCCATGGTGCGAACAGCGCCGCTACTGGCCGCATCGCTCCAGACCAACGCGCAGTGCTCATCGACCTGAATGTTGGCATCCGTCGCCTGCGCGTTGAGGTTCACCGTGATGAACAACTCATCGTCACTGGCCGCTGCGAATGGCACGTTGATGCCCACCAGCAGATTTCTCTTGAGGCGTTGGGCGTAATCGACCGCCGTCTCGCGGTTGGGGAGTGTCTCTGGGTACAGCGCAAAGACTGGAAGAAACGACCCGGTATGAACCGCCACAAAGTAAGTCTGGTGATCGCACCAGTCGTATCGCATGCGCAGATCAGAAATGTTGACGACCACGGACTCAACCAACGTCAAACCACCTTCATCAGTAGCTGCTTCATCGGTCGCAGGTGCAGACAGATACAAGGACACGCTCAGGTCACTGGTGACAGGGTCGAAGCCGAGGTGAACGGTGGGTTGGAATTGGGGATGGATTTGTGCGTTGCGCACTGCAATGATTTTCATGAGCGGGGTCCTTAGCAGCAGCAATCGCAGTTGCAATTGCAGTTCGTGTTTCGATAAATGCGCACCGTGTTGTCAGTCGCGACCTGAACCAACGCAGTGGCTGCTAAAGCGCCACCAACGCCATCGCCAACGTTTCCGCTGTACTGGAATGCCGCCACGGCAGTAGGACGTCCGCTAACCCCTGTCCAGGGCACGCTGCCTGCGCTACCCGCGTAGTTCACTGAGAAGTTCGACGGGTTGTAGACATAGAAGTTGGTGCCATCGTTGCCACCCCACAGCCAGGTGGGTTGTCCTGCCTGCCCAGACCAGTTGTAGGTACCAGCACCTGCGGTTGAATTGAGCTGACTTGCCGTTGCCGCGTTGCCACTCACGCTGATGGGCCAGGTACCAGATGCACCAGTCCCGCCGGGTTGTGGCGGCGTAAAGCCAAGTGCAGCAATCACCTGCGCATAGGTCGGCGCTGTGGCGTTGATAACACCCAGAGCCGTGCGCGCTGTTGCGGCTGTGCCGTCTGAGCCCAACAAACCCGTGAGGTAGTCGTTCAAAGAATCAAGGGCAGTTTTGAACTGCCCTTGGGTTACGGTAGTGCCAGTGAAACTGGCTTTGGATGGAATAGCTGCCATGAATGCCTCCGGTTATTTCCACATGGGCGCGGAGTCCCCCTGACCCGGCACATAGCCAGGCACAAAGGTGACGATCACGCCGTCTGCGCGTTTGAGATAAATCTTTCCGTCCGCCACGTTGAGCACCAACTCACCCAGCGTGACTTGCGCAGCGGTGGGTACGGCGGCTGCCGTGCTGCTGCGCTTGTGCAGGATGGTGTTGGCCATGGTTAGAACGAGCCTCCGTCAATCGTGGCGCTGGTGGACAAAGCGTCCGTGATGCCAAAGCCAGAAAGGGTTGTGGGTTTGCCGCTGACGCTCGCCCACGCGGGCGTAACAGTGACAGCCGCACCGATTGCTGTGACCCTGCCCTTGGCATCGACCGTGATGGGTGAAACGGCAGTCGCACTGTTGTTGTAAGTGCCCGCAGTCACGCCACTGGCAGCCAAAGTCAGCGCCATGGAAGTTGTGCCTGAGCCAGTGACATCGCCCGAAACGGTGATGTTCTGGTTGGCTGTGATGTAGCCTGGGTTGGTTCCTGCAGTGACCCGTCCGGTAACGTCCACCGTCATGCTTGAGTAAGTGCCAGCCGTGACGCCAGAAGCGGTGATCGACAGGGTATTGCCGGACTTGGTCAAGCCAGTACCCGCAGTGAGTTGGCCCAGACCGTTGAATTGCTGGAAGGTCAGCGCGGTGGTGCCAAGGGTGATCGCCCCATTGGTTGCAAGCACCCAACCCGAGTCAGCGTAACTGGTGCCTTCCTCAACAAAGACATAAAGGCCAGAGGTCAGTTCGCCGCTTGGAGAGTTGTCAGCATCTGCCGATCGAGCCCATGCACCCGCCGCTGCAACATACAAACCGTTCTGCGCACCGGCGGTTTGGTCCTTGACCAGAACACGGTCGCCCGCCACCAACAGAACACCATCAATGGTCTGAATGCCTGACAAGGTTATGTTGGCTGTCGTGCTGACGCGAACCGAGGCTTTGAAGTCTAGTCCGGTGATGGCGTTGTCTACGTATTGCTTGGTCGCAGCATGCAGCGCATTGGTGGGGTCCGCAGCCAACGTCAATGCCCCTGTTAGCGTGCCACCCGCCAGCGCTAAGGCATCGGTGATCCCGTAGCCGGACAGTGTGGTGGGTTTGCCAGTCACGCTGGACCAAGCCGGTGTCAGAGTGACCGCAGCGCCTGTGCCCGTGATCCGGCCCTTGGCATCCACAGTGAAAGGTGTAATGGCTGTGGTGCCGTTGTTATAGGTTCCCGCAGTGACACCGCTGCTGGCCAGAGTCAGTGCAATCGCTGTTGTGCCGGAACCCGTTGCATCACCAGACACCGTGATGTTCTGGTTTGCAGTGAGGTAGCCGGGGTTGCTGCCACCAGTCACGCGTCCCTTGGCGTCCACGGTGACGTTGGAATAGCTACCTGCGCCGACGCCACTGGCCGCCAGGGCCAGCACCACGCCACCCGACAGCGTGCCGGTGCCAGTTGCATCTCCACTGACTGCGAAGCTGTCAGCTTTCTTAGCAAAGACACCCGAGCCAGCGGCGGCGGTGACAACACTTCCGGACTCGCCGATGAACAGAGTCTTGCTGACTTCGGACCAGGCCAGTTCACCCACTGCAAGTGTGGGCGGTGTGGCGGTGGTGGCTGACCGTTTGATTTGAATAAGGTTGGGCATGAGGTTCTCCGTTGAAATTTAGAAATAGCCCGCGTCCAGGGCCAAGGCAGTGACATCAGGCAAGGGGCCGGGGGGACCGACCGCACCCTGATCGCCCTTTGGACCTTGAGGTCCAGGAACGGTGAGCGTGACTTCAACCGAAGTGCTGTTCCATTGCGGCTCCAGGCTAAGGCTGACTTCGGTGGTGGTAGTGATCGTTGTGCTCATGGATCGGCCCCCATTTACTGACTCACATCGGGCACGACTGGCACGATGAATGTTTCGGTCGATCGCACCGTCCCGCCGCCATGCACTTCCACATCGCAGTACAGATTGGCGGGTGCCGGGAATGTGGCCGACTGCGCCGGATCAACAAGCGAAAGGTAAAAGCGGCCAGGATTCACGGTCTGGTCAGGGTCAATCGCCGCCGACAGATTGGCAACCAAGCCTCCAACGCTGGTGCGCAGTTGGGATCGAATGGTTTGGTTGGTCAATTGACTCGCCACACCGTTGATGCGGTAAACGCCAGACAAAGCGAAGGTATCGCCCCGCTTAAATGGAGGAGTTGTTTGGGGGGACGTTGTTTGTGCAGTCATCTCAATATCCTTGAACGTAGGCGTCCACAGTCCCAGCGGTTGCAGCGCCACTGGCGTTGAAACACTGGATCAGCGGGCCAGAGGTTGATTTGTCGACCACGCGGGCCGTGGTGGCAGAACCACCGTCTGAATGCAATGTGAGGCTCACGATCACCACGTTTCGCCAGCCGGTGCCAATCGCCAATCGAGTACCTACCGAGGCAATGACCACATCGGGGAGGCGAATCGTTTTATCGGGCACATCGATCTGCGCAACCACCGAGCCAATCAGGCCTTGTAAATTGCTCTGATCGACGTCGATGCGAAACTGATACGTTGTTCCGGCATCAGCCCATGCGCGTCCAGGAAACGGCACGTAGGCCGCGTCCGTCGTCTTCTTCCAAGTGATCTTCCAGGCGTAGCCACTGATGGTGGCTGCGATCGTGAGACTGCCACTCTCGGTGAATGTGACGCTGCCCATCCAAGAAATGGCTTGGTACTGTGGCACCAAAAAAACTGCAGTGGTGTTAGTCCACAACTGCGCCGTGTCGTTACTCCACATGCGCGATGAGTCGGGGGCTACCACCGGCGTCGTATTGAGCGTGTAGCTTGCAAACACGTTCTCCACCGGCGCATCACCTAAATTGCAGGCAATGGCTGTGACGTTCAGACTCTCATTGCCGGTGGTGTCGACCGCTTTGATCAGAATCTGACCGGCTCCATAGGGAATTGTGACCAGATCCCAGGGTGAGACTGCCAGCAGGCCGGTGTGCAATTCCAGTGCATCGGACCAGGAACGACTGCCGCCCGGCTGCCAACGCACCCGGTAACCGGCAAGATCGATATCTGAGACCGGCCCCCAAGTCAGGCGCTCGCCGTCCAGGCGCAGCCATGGAACATCGGAAGGTGGTGCAGTTTTGCCCACCACTTGAACCGTTCCCTGGCTCCAGGCCCCGCGCACGCCGATCGAATTGATCGCCCGAATGCGCACGTTGTAGCTGGCTCCATCTTGCACTGGCGAGACCCAGGCCACGCCCAATTCGGCAGCCACGATGTCCACCGGCGACCATCCCAGGTCGGTCGTAGCTTGGGTCTGAACTTCGACCTGGCCTTTCTGAGCGTAGACCTCGGTAGGTGCGGTCCAGCCCACGCGGATGCGCGAAATGACAGAGCCATCAGCCAGTCGCAGTAATTCAGATGTGCCGGAGGCCAGCGTGAGTCCCGACACGGCTGGCACGCTGAACGGGTCTGGCAAATTGGACTGAGCGATGACGGCGGCAGGCGACAAGACCGCTTGCGTGTAAACACTGGCGCTGTATTCACGGGCCACGACATAGACCTCGTCGTTGTCCTTGATCTCGATTTGCATGATCCGAAACAACTTGGCCGACCAACCCGGCGTTGAATGCGTAATTGGCACCACGTCCCCAACCTCGCAGCGCAAGCCCTCCTGAAAAGCGGAGAACTTCGCGATCAAACCGTAGCGGCTCTGGTTAAGGGTCAACTGACCGATGTTTTGCGCTCGGTAGCTGTTGGCTGTGAAAGGCAAATCAATCTTGGCTTCCAGAATCAGGCCGTTGTCAGTGGCACGCAAAGCTGTGGACTCCACCATTGCCAAATCGGGCTGCCACTTCTTGGCCGGGTTATAAAACCCTGCGGTGACTCGGTTGTACTTGGCGCGTTTACCGGCCTGGCTGATGACCCAAGAGCCGGTGATGTTGCTCTCAGTGAACCCAAAGCTCGAGGCTGTGGTGGCCACGTCAAGCACCAGACGGTATTTACCGCCGCTAAACACCAGCATGCCCCGGCACGCGGTGAGCAATGCGCGCACGTTGTCATACGCGGTCTGGTTTGTGTCGATCGTTCCGTCGCAGGCGTATGCCGCATAGTTCACCTGGGCGAGCGTGTGCTGGCCCGAACCTGCGAAGGTCAGATCGATGGCGATCCCTGCAAAGGCATTGGCCAGCGTTGTTGCCAACTGGTAGCTGGTGTCAGTCGCCTTGATCGCGTAATAAGTTGTCCCCGCCACCAGCGGACTGGGCAAGGTGGCCGTGCTGCTCACCTTGACGCCGTCGCCCGTGTCGATCGGGATCGGCTGGGAGAAAGTCAGCGCTTCAGTTGTGGTGCTGACAGTGAAGATGTCAGAAAAAATTGGAGCGGTGATCCGCACATCGCAGGCGTTCGCAGCTGCTGCAATGCTCGTGTCATCAATCGCGCTGCTGGCGATGCCTCGCCCGTAGATCGTGTTACTCAGGTAGTCCCGCAGGACGAGTGCCGGGTTGTTGGAATAGCGGGTCTGACCGTCTCGTGGGTCGTACAAACTTCTGCCGCGCACATCGGCGGTGATCGTGGGCAGGCCAGAGAAAGCGTTGCGGTCATATTTCAGCTTGACGTACAGGTAGGCACAGTTGGAAAGTTTGCAGGCGCTCGTCCACTTGGGCACATCAGCGGTGAGCGCTGCATCGGCCCCTTCACCGGGCGTGCCCAGATGCTTGGTAACTGTGAGCAGGCCCGTGAACTTGGCATCACTTGAGAGCACGTCGTCCAGATACACGTTGTCGATCGCGGTCACGGGGCCTTCGGAGAGCACCAGCACCAGGTGCAGGTATTCGTTGCTGCTGCCCGAGACCTCAATGAAAACCCGCGTGCCACCCACCCGGCGGCGACCGTAGATCACAGGAATGGGGTCGACATTGCTTTGAGAGTTAATAAGGATGCCCTGCGCCTGGGCCGAGGACAACGCGGACTGGGCGCTTGAGGGTGAGTTCGAGCCGATCAGTGACTGCACCGCAAGATTGGCAACACCCCCAGCGACCAGACCGGTCGCACCGCCGATGAAACTGGCGGTGGCAAGCGATGCGCCAAGAACGTCAGCCGCCGCAGCCGTGATGCCCGACTCAATGACCATGCCAAGTACGGCGTCGGCCACCACCGCACCCACGGCCTCAGACACCACCGACCCAACGATGGCTCCAATGACGATCCCTGCCGTTACGCGACTGCCCTGTCCCGAACTACCTTCGCGTACATGCGCTCAACATCCTGATAGCCCAGGTGGCCGAGCAGGCGACCGAAGTCTTTGGTCTGTTTGACGTGGTAATAAATTTTTTGCACGCCCTGGGCTTTGAGGCCCATCTCAGCAAAGCGCAGCAGTTTCAGAACGACACGCCCGGCACGTACCTCGGGTACGGCATACACAGCGCTGTTGGCGGCGACCAGCGCATCCTGGTAATGGATGTGGGTCTGCACGATGAATGCGGCGTAGCCCACGATCACGCCATCGCGTTTAGCAATGAAGGTGGCGAGTTTCCCGGCGGCGTCGAGTTCACCGTAGCGAGCCCAGTCGATATTCAGACGATCGAGATCCTTTTGGCCGACTTCTTCGTACTCACGCTCGGCCAAGGCTTGGAGTTCTTGGGACGCCGTGCCAATCGGGATACGCGCATACGTGTAGAAAGATCGTCCGCTATTCACAGGGATCCCCACTTGATTTCACGGTTGATGTTGGTGACGAACTGAAACCCCCGGTCGCCCGGAAACCAGATCTGCTCTTCCGGGTCGTTGGTGTGTCTGCCAGGCGTGCGTTGGAAATCCACCCACTGCGAGCTGGCAGTCACTGCAATCGTGCAGGTGCCGTTGTTCGGGTCGTCGGAAATTTCCATGCTGTCAATCCGACCATCGAACACCAGCAAGGGGTTGCTGATGATGGCCAGGCGGTAGTCCAGAAATCCCTTGTAGATGGCAATTCGCCGGTCGATGTAGGGTTTAGACAGCGCAATCGAGATCCAAGTCTGATCCACTGCCGAGACTTGAACCGTGACGTTGGGGATGCTCATGTCGCTGGTCTCTGACAGGCCGGAGAACCCGAGAAAGTGACCGTTGGCCGTATAGGTGTTGGTGCTCCAAAGCACGTTGATCCAGGCGTCCGTCATGCGGATGGTGCCGTCGTCAAACCAGGTCTCAACCAAGTAGACGGGCTGGTTGCTGGACTTGAGGATCTCAGCGATGAATTCTGAACTTGCTCCACGATCCATAAAATTTGACCTTAAAAGGCCTCCACCAACTGCAAGCTGAAGTTGTAAATCGATCCCGGAGCTACGGCAGACTCCATCGTGTCTGCGCCCAAAGCCAGCGTAAACGGTACGTTGCGCACAGCAATCACTGCGCCGTCGGCAGGAACTGCCAGCAAGGCAGGCTCAATTGCCACGGTAGCAAGGCCAAAGGCATCTGCGTTCACATCAGCGGTGACCATGTAGACCTTGGTCTGGCCAGTAACGCCAATGAAGTCACCGGCTTTGAGGGCACCAGTAAGTCCTGCCGTCCAGCCACGCGTCGACAGACTTCTGCCTTGTTGGTTGGCTCCGTTGATCTGCGGTGTGCCGGTAGCAACCCCTTGAGGCAGTTTGTGCGCAGGCAGAACAGCAGTGAAGGTGTCCCACTGGCCGCGCTGCGCCACCACGAAGGCCTGAATCGGTGCGAATTGCGCTCGGGTCAAGCCCACCCAATCAGCAGTAATCACCCAACGTTGCGCGCCATTGGTGCGCACACTGCGGCGTAGGTTGTGCGAAATCGATACGCGGGTTGGCTGGTAGGACTGAATCTTGATGGCGCTGGGCGCGGGGGTTAATGGGAAGGTTCCGCTCATGACCTATCCCGTGATCCCGTAGCGTCCGCGCATGTTGAGGGCCTGATTCACGATGCCCACCACCACTGCCTTGTTTTGCACCATGGCGGACTGGAAGCTGCGCGCATCCATGGCACGCACCGAGAAGTTGATGTTGATTGGCGCTTGGGCTGTGGTCGTGCTGCTGTCACTGCCGCCTGGCATGCTGGGTGACTTCCCGTTGGGGATGATCGATCCTGCGCCGTTGGGCACAAACCATTCCGGGCCTTGCTCGCCCACGATGTAGGGCTGGCCTCCAGCGACCGGACCGCCATCGGCCTTGAACAGGCCCGACAAAAAGTTACCGGCACTGCTGAACATTCCTGATAGCGACATGCCGCTGGTCGCTTGTGCCAGCGGTTTCATGATGCTGTTTTGAATCTGGATGCGAATCAGATCCGCAATGATGGAGTTGGCCAGGCTCTTGAAGTCGAGCTTGCCGGTCTGCACAAAGCTCACCAGCGCGTCCTCCATACCCTTGAATGCATTCGTGAATAGCCGCTCGGACTGGGCTGCTGCGTTGGTGACCGTGTCGATGTAGTTGTTGAGGGCTTTGTTGACGCCCGTCTCCCAAGAGCGCTCAGCATCCCATCGGGCTTCGATCGCTTTGATCATGACTGCGGTTGATTTGACGGCCTCATCGCGCAATCGTTGCTGCGTATCTGCCGTCAGTTTGGTGCCGCTTTGCTCGGCATCCCAGATCTGCTGCTCGACCGCGAGGAAGTTCTTACGCTTGACGTTGGCAATCTCCTGCGCCTGGGCGTTCATGCCAATCAGGTCGGTCTGGAAGATGTATTGTTCGTTAGCCTGCTCGAGGCTGTGCGTGAATGCATTGATGCGCTTTGTCTCATCGAACTTCTGCTGCGCGTCGAAGCGGTCATTGACGGCCTGCACCAAGGCGGCTGTGGACTTGGTAGCCTCGGCGCGCAATCTCTGCTGCGCCTCTGAAGACAATTTGGAGCCGTTCTTTTCTGCATCCCATATTTGCTGCTCAACGGCCAGGAAGTTCTTGCGTCCTTCCGTGGCCAAAGCTTGATCGCGAGCGTTCAGACCAATGAGGGTGTTTTGAAACTCGTATTGCTGGTTGGCCACATCCAGGCTATGGGCAAAAGCATCGATGCGCTTGCCTTCGTCGATTGACTGGATGCTCGAAACTGTGGCCGTCACCTTGGCCATGTCACCCAGGCGGCCTTCCTTGACTGCAAGCAGGCGACCTTTTTCGATCATGGCCTCGTACTTGCCCAGTTTGTCTTTGATGGATTCGACATTGAGCGAGTCCAGATACGAATCAAACGGGCTGGTTTTGTCAGGCCGCTGGTCTGGAATGGCAAACGAGCGCTTGGGTGACTCGACGGGCTTTTTCAGACCCGCATCACGCTGTGCAAACTGCTCATCGAGTTTGGTGAGAAACAGCGGCGCGGTCCAAATCTTGACCATGTCCTGGTTGAAGGACTCGGCGTGGCTCTTGAGGTCTGAGGTCAGCGTCGCAAAACGACGTTTGACCGGATCGAGTGACTTTTCACTGATCATCTCCGCACCAATCCCGTCCATGAAGGCCAGCACCGAGACAACATCCGCTCCGGTGGCTGCGATGGCGTTACCGGCAATTCGCACCACACGTACGCAAGCGTCAAAGATGTCGATGAAGGCAGCCACGGCGCGCAAGCCTTCCCGTGCCCAGGTCTCGATCACATTGTCTTGCTTGAGTTGCTTGGCCGTGTCGTTGAGGCGCTCGGTCATGCTGCCTGAAGCGAGCAAAGCATCGGTGAAGTCACGCATCACTGGCAGCAAGGCCGAGGCAATGGTGTTGTAGAGCGACTTCTTTCTGCCCTCCAAGCGCACGAGGTTTTTCTCGTACAGATCCGCTTCAGCCGCCATCTCAGATGTGACCTTGGCGTTGAGTTCGCCTATGTCGGCAAGGTCTTGCATGAATGGCAGCAACTGAGCGCCGCGTTTACCGAGCAGCATCTGGGCTGTGGCCACCGCCTGGGTGCTGCTGTCCATGGAGTCGAGCTTTTTGGCCAGGTCCAGCATCACTTCACCCGAATCGCGCAACTTACCCGACGAGTCGGTCACCTCAACGCCGAGCGATTTGAACAAGTCGGACTGTTTTTGACTGCCGCCTGCCGCCTCGAACATGGCTTTGGAGAGTTTTTGCAAGCCACCGCCAACCTCTTCCAAACTGGTACCCGAGAGTTTGGCAGCCGACTTCAAGCCCGAGAGGGCTTCCACCGTCGCACCGGTTTTCTTAGCCATCTGGTCGAGTTCACCCGCTGACTCAATCGCCCCCTTGATGCCATCGGCAAAAGCGTCAAAGGTGTATGCCGCCGCCATGGCCATCACTGCGCCCTTGACCGCCTTCATGGCGGTTTCAGACACATTGCCGATGGTGTCCATGGCTTTTTTGGCCATGAACTCGGCCTTGTTCAGGTCGGATTCAAAGCGAGCGACATTGGCCTCGAGGCTGACCACGAGACTGGCGAGGGTTGCCATGGGAGATTTATTCCTTTTTGCCCAAGAGGGCTGAGATCAATCGGCTGTGC